CTTATCGCGCTTAGAAATTTGAGTGTTGATACTATTGACATTCCAATCCGCAATATCGACGATGCCACAATGTTGCGGATCATGGCGAATGAAAACCTGGAATGGAATCAATCGCCCGCTGTTATCAACGAAACCGTCCATGCCGCCCGTGATTTCCTGAATAAGGAGTTGGCGAAATATGCAACGTGGGAGGAATGCCTTAATGAATCTATTAAGGCATTATTTACAGGAATCAAAGGAGATTTCAAACATTGCAAAACCAAAGGTGTCGGTCAGACTATCATCCTCAAATTCCTGGGTAGTAACTGGAAGCAATGGATGGTGCAAGAGGCATTGGAAACTATCCAGTGCTATGTAATAGATAAAAAGACAAAAACAAAAACACACATTGAACGTAACGCAGTAGAAAAATTCCCCACCATGTCTCAGGCACGTGAATTCAAAAAGGCCGTTGTAGATTACAAAATTCCAAAGAAAGAACAAAACACAATTGCACAAAAAATCACGAGGGGTAGTAAACCCATAGGAACAAGAGATATTCGGAACGCAGTCAAAAAAGCAACAAAAATCCAACCCCAGATAACTCAACAAATGCGCGATATAGAAAGCGCTTTGAAAAAACTGGACAGCATGACCTCCTCCGTCACATTTCTTGCTGACACAATTCGTCAAGATTTGAAGAAAATGGGTGTGACACAATTGCAAGGCATTAAAGCATTCTTCGTATTGTACAATGTAATATTAGCTGCAAAAGCTCTAAACAACTTCGCAAAGTTTGTTGGAGGCAAAGACTTTGCGGATAAGAAAGAAACGAAACTTATCAAAGGAGAAGTAAAATGAAAAAGAAAACAGATGTTTCATTCCAAGAAAAAGTTGAAGAAGCTACAGATATTATAAAAACATGGGAACCGTGTGCCATGTCGTGGGAATACTTTATGATTTATTGTGCAGGGTGGTCTTCTGTCCCCGTACACACTCATGGAAAAAGGAGAAGTTTACAATACAGGGAATACGTAGCTTTTAGATTGCAACTCATATACGCAATCAATTTAGAATTAGCAAATAGAATGGATTGTCGTAGAATAGCAGCATGGAAGGATGACAACAAAAAACCCATTGTTAAATGGATGAGTACAAGTGAGTCTGTCCCATACGTCCTGATGAAACAATTCAAAAGAATTACAAACACAAATGCAAAAACAATACAACGATGCAACAAACTTTCAGCCGCAAAGAACATTAAAAAAAATCAAATTGTAGCAGTCAGACGGATCAAAAGAAATACGGAAACAAATCATATGAAAGCAAGTATGAAACTGGTAGCCGCAATGGCGATACAACCCACCAAAACCAGAAAAGTAAAGCAGGTTCTTCCTAGTAAAAAATCGCTAAAATGATCTTCACCAACGCAAAAGAAACAAGCATCGAGATTTAACCATGAAACCTACCAAACCTAATATTTTACGACTTGATGGTAACGCTATTGTTGCGCTTCAACAATTCAACACGATCAACGAGCTTGCGATATACGTTTTCATCCGTTATGCGCAAGCTTACACACCCCAAACAAAATACAGCAGCAAAACATTGGTGAAACTATTGGGTATAGAAAGATCGGGGATACAAAACGCCATACAAAATCTGATCTGTTTGGGTTTGATAGGTTGGAAGAAGAAAAAACCTGGGGTCGCTTTGGTATTTGCTATTGAAACTAAAAAGAAGAAACAAACCACACCCCCCTATAGAACCCCCCAACAGGGATATATATCCCCCCCTAAAGGGGGGATAATATATATCCCTTTTTCCCTGGTAGTAAAAACATACACACACCAAGGGCTGTTAATACCTACATCACCAAATGATTACAAGAGAACACCCCAATACAAATTAGCCAGAAGGTTTTTCAACGCAATACCACTCAAAGTTAAGAGACGAATGAATAGATTGCCAAAGAAAGTCGATAGACATCGAGACTTTAGCGCTTGGGCTAAAGAGTTTGCGCATGTCCTCAATCGCAATCTATACACCGCCAAAGAAATTCAACGCGCAATTGATTGGTATGCAGATCATGTGTTAGAACCGTACACGCCGAAACTATATTCCGCCCGACGGTTTTGCGATGAGTTATGGCGCGTGTTTGAATCGATGGAAAGAAATCAAAACAACACACAACGCCAAATAGGTTCGCCCCAACCAATTACAACGCAGAGTAAACTCATTCACAAGAAAGGACGTCGGGAAGTGGTAGAACTATCATATATGGACCCGGAAGCGCCTAGCAGCCCCTACAAGCCGTGATATTTTGATTTGTATACTATGTTACCCCTGAGCCCTTGAAAATCGCGTGTACAGATTGCTAGGTACCTTAAATCGATAACGTAGTACGTATTTAGATTGCATAATCGCATAAAAAGGGAATTAGCTGTGAAAATCCAGAAATCCCGTAATGCTGCTGATGAACATACGGTTCTAGCATCCATGGTAATGGATGATGTTGTATGTGGCCGAGTAACAAGCAAATGGAAGTCTGATGCTTTCAAATCCAAGTGGTCCAATTTAGTGGCAGGTTGGTGCGTACGATATTACAATAAATATGAACACGCTCCGAAACGTCGCATCCGCAATTTGTTTGAACGATGGGCTGCAAAAACGCAAGACGAATCACTGATTGAAAGTGTAGAAACGTTCCTGGAGGAAATATCAGACGAATTTGTACATGATAAAATAAATACCAATACGGAATATGTACTAGATGCTGCGGGCCGATTGTTCAATAGTGTTCATCTGGAACGCCTGCGAAACGATATTGAAGACAGTTTGGAAGAGAGCGATCCTGAAAGCGCTATTGAAACAATCACCAAATGGAATCGTATCAATCTTGGTGTGGGTGAATGGATCGATCCATTTACAGATCAAGCCGTGATGAAACAAGCTTTTGCACATTCTCATGATCCATTGATTCGTTATCCGGGTGATTTGGGTAAATTCTTTGGCATGCAGTTGGAACGCGATGGTTTGATTTCATTTGAAGGACCAGAAAAGAGGGGAAAAACGTTCTGGCTTATGGATATGGTATTCCGTGCTGTGTTACAACGCAGGCGCGTAGCGTACTATCAAGTTGGTGATATGTCACAAGACCAAATCGTACGTCGTATGGCCTCCCGCATTTCTCGTACCCCATTGTACCCCGGTATGATCCGTTATCCTGAAAAACTAAAAGTGTTGCATCGCGGTACGAGTACTAAACCCCGCATTCAATACATACGTCGAACATTCAAACAGGGATTAGGATGGAGACAAGCGCACAAAGACGGGTTAGCTTACATGGCCAACAAAGCAAAAAGTGATCACAATTTATTGCGCCTTTCCATTCACCCCAACGATAGTTTGCACGTACGTGATATTGATACGATGCTGAAGGAATGGCAGCGGGATGGGTGGCCAGTAGATGTTGTGGTAATTGACTATGCCGATATTTTGGATATGACATACAGCGGCATTGAAGGTCGGGATCGCATAAACCAAACGTGGAAGGATCTACGTAAACTATCTCAGGTATATCACTGCCTCGTTATCACAGCCACACAAACCGATAGTAATTCATATAATGCCGCCATCATAGACCGTCAGCACTTCAGCGAAGACAAACGAAAACGTGCACACGTTACGGGTTCAATCGGGCTTAACCAATCGGAGGAGGAAAAGAAACGCGGTATCATGCGTTTGAACTGGGTAGTCAAGCGCGAAGGGGCCTATCTACCGAGCAAATGCGTGTATGTAGCTGGGTGCCCGGAAATTGGAAACTTGGCAATCCGGTCGAGCTTCTGAAATTGTTGGGTTCAGAATATTGAAGTTTTTTCCGCTCTCCTGGTTTAATAATGGTGTTTTTAAAAAAATTAAGCAACTTTGCTAATTTTACACTTGCCAACTACCGATGCTATTGTTAGACTAAAGACAGTAAGGTTGACAATTGAATACAGTAGAGCAAAGCAGAAAGGGCAGAACGATGGCAGCCAAAGACAACGTTATCGCTAAGATGGCCGACAAAAATGCATTGCACCTTTTGAGCAATAATGAAAACGCAGATCATGCATCAGACGAGACCAAGCGGGCATTTGAGATCGAACGTAACATCGATCAGGTTGCCACCGATTTGGATATAGCGCTCACGTCGATGCTCAAGGATATCAAAGCCTTGCAGGAATTCTTGAAGTGTGATCGGGGATATACCTCTTCAGGCCTCAGCCGTTATGCAGCGGATGCCAATATGGCCATGGCGAAACTGACCACCCTTATGCCCATGCGCAAGTACCACAGCCATCTGCTTCCTCGTTAATTGGGAAACCCGTGCCTGAGTGGAAGATAAAACTGATACTATGCATAGCAGCGTATGTTGCGTTGCTGATTTAAGAAATACCACAACAACCTCATTTGGAAAGGCAACAATCATGGCAACGAAAAAGACAAACGAGCGAACGAACAAGAGAACGAGCAAGAAGACTGCATCGAAGGCCCCCAAGATTCTGGCTGTGACTCGCAAAGATGGTGTCAGCCTGATGAAGACGTTTGGCTTCACCGCTCCCCACAAACTCACCAATGAAAAACTGCTCATGCGGCTCCACAAAACTGGCCAGTACATGGAGGCGTTTGACGGGACGCTCACCAGTAACGACCAGAAGTTGGTGAAAACCATTATCGCTGCTGGCGATAATATCAGTGTCGATGCCAGTGATCCGGCGCATGCTGAGCCGAAAGATACCACCAAGAAAGCCACCAAAAAGACGACCAAGAAAACCAAGGCTGCTGCGAAACCCGTAGCAAAAAAGAGTGCCAAGAGGTTCGATTGCATATGTAGCACGCTGAAAAAGCTCCCGGTCAAAGGCGCTTCAATCGAACAGGTTGCCAAACTTGCCAACTCGAAGTATATAAAGGCTGGTGGCAAGGACAATGCGAAACAGACTGTGTGGCTCCTCCGCGCCTGTGTTTTGCCCGCACTCGTACACTTCGACATCGTCAGGGTAGAGAAGGGCAGAATCTTCCCGAGCAAGTAGTGTTATTACGACAATCAAATCGATTCATGTGGTGCTCTTAGTTTCGACTATTAGCACCACATTTCATTTAGTGCGATAATATTATTAAAGGTTTATTTTTGTCGAATCGTTAACCGAAAACGTCTGTTAGTAAGGGGAAATGACAATGTCCAAAATCAAGCGAGAGCAATTATTGAAAGAACTGAATTCGGTTGTCCCTGGTTTGTCTGAGCGTGAAATCGTCGAACAGTCGTCATGTTTTGTATTCAAGGATGGAAAAGTCTACACATTCAATGACGAAATAGCTTGCTGGGCTAGATCCTCTTTGGGCATCACTGGGGCGGTGTCCGCCAAAAAGCTGATTAGCCTCTTGCAAAGTATGCCCGAAGAAAATCTAAATATCACCACATCCAAAAAGGGCAAGCTGATCATCAAGGGAATGCACAAACAGGCTACATATGCTCTCGAATCTAAAATCGCCCTGCCCATTGAATCTATCAAAAGCCCCAAGACATGGAAATCCCTGCCATCTGATTTTCTTGAAGGCTTATCGTTGGTGGCTGATTGTGCAGGCCGTGACGAATCCAATTTTGTTTTGACTTGTATTCATATCGCACCAGAAAAACTTGAAGCCAGCGACAATACTCGTCTAGCTAAGTTCAACACGAAAACCGATGTGCGACGATCTATGCTTATCCGCAAAGATACCGTCAAACATCTAATAACTGCTCAGGTGACCAAATTTGGAGAGACAAAAGATTGGGTTCACTTCCGCCGCAATAACGGCCCAATCATTTGCTGTCGTCGATACACCGAAAGCTTTCCTGACTCGGACGAAGGTTTTAAAATCAGTGGAAAAAAAATGACCTTGCCGAAAGGACTAGAAAAGGCTGCGCGCCGTGCTGCTATTTTCAGCGCTGACAATCCAGAGGACAGTGACATATTCGTTACACTCACTACCAACCGGGCCTTAGTTCGGGGCACTGGCACAGGTGCGGAATTTCAGGAAATCAAAAAGATAAAATATGTAGGGAAGCCATTGACCTTTTTGATTTCACCTACACAACTAATAGCATTAACCCATAAACACAACAGCTGTATTGTATCACAAGAAAAGCTGAAAGCCACAAGCGGACAATTTGAATTTGTAGCGGCTTTGGGCGTAACTCCTCAAGAAAGCGATGCTGAATAATGTGTGCTTTACGCTCTACACGAACTCGAATTATCTGCGGCGATAGTTTGAAGGTATTGCCAAAATTGCTTCCAGCCAAACTTGTGTTTGCTGATCCTCCAGACAATATCAAGGCTCCATACAGAGGCTTTGATGATCATTGGAAGAGTAAAGAAGCATACCATGAGTGGCTCAAAAGGATGATGAAAATTGGAGTGTATAGCAGCGAAATCTTTTGGATGAGCTTTAACTGCGCACACAACTCCAGTGCATGGTCATCAAGTAGGCACTTTGAGTACAGAGGAAACTTGGTGCGGGAGATTATCTGGCGGTATACTTTTGGTCAGCACAACAAACACGATAGTACGGGTGGCTATCGGCCCATGATCCGCATTAGCAATCCCGAAGCCAAACTCTATCCAAATGCTATCCGAGTTGAATCATGGAGACAGAAGCACAACGACCCACGAGCTAATCCAGATGGGCGTGTGCCTGACGCCGTGTGGGAATTCCCGCGTGTAGTTGGCAATGCAGAAGAACGGGTCAAATGGTCCGTTACACAGCACCCCCAGAAGTTAATGGAACGGATAATAAGACTTTGCTGTGTGCCCGGCGATACTGTGATTGACATGTTTGGGCACAGTTTTACTACAGCGCGTGTATGTAAACGCTTGGGTATCGATAGCATATCCATCGAGATAAGCCCATACTATTGCCGCAAAGGTGCCAAGGAGTTGGGGTGTAAAGTTGAATATGCAGAGGACGTGTAAGCGATGAAAAAAGGATTCTTTTCCACAAACGACATATCCACATCTAAATCGATGAGTACCACACCCCGATGCGGTCTATGCAAATTACATCGAACGTGTATACATCCCAAGATGCCGCCTACAGGTAAAGGGCGAAAGCGATTGTTGTTTGTAGCTGAAGCTCCGGGTCGTTTGGAAGACGAAAAAAACACACAATTGATCGGAAAATCTGGACAGTACTTGCGTTCGAGGTTGAAACGTTATGGCATAAACTTAGATGTGGATGCCCAAAAAACAAACGCTGTGATTTGTCGTCCCCCAAAAAACGAAACACCAACAAGCGCTCAAATTGCAGCATGTCGTCCTAACGTGCTGAGAGAGATAGAAAGTTTTCAACCCACCTGTATCATATTGTTAGGTGCCACTGCTGTTGAATCTGTAATACCTATCTTTTGGAAAGACAAAATCGACGCATTCTCACGATGGACTGGATGGCATATACCTATACAAAATAAAAACGTTTGGATATGCCCCACTTATCATCCCTCATATATACTACGCAAACCAGGAAAACAATACACAATGCTTTTTAACCGGCATATCAAAGCGGCAATCAAACTGCAAAAACTACCATGGGTAAAAGTACCGGATTATAGTTCGGGAATAGAAATCATCACATCCCCCTCCCAAGCGGGCCGATACTTATATCAACTATATCGATCTAAGCCCGCACACGCCACCTGGGACTTGGAAGCGTCCAGCCTGAAGCCTGATACCCCTGGTGCAGAGATCGTTTGCTGTAGCGTGTGTACGGGCCCACAAACGGTAGTGTTCCCATGGGCTGGCGACGCGGTAGACGAAATGTTAGCGATTCTCCGGAATCCACACATCCGAAAGATAGCAGCCAACAATAAATTTGAACATCGTTGGATTTTGCACAAACATAAGATACATGTAAAAGGTTGGTATTATGACGTGGTGCTTGGGGCGCATGCCCTAGACAACAGGCCAAAGGTAACGGGTGTAAAATTCCAATCGTTCGTACGGCTAGGACAACAAAGTTACAATGATCATATCGAACCATATCTCCGTGCGCCTGCATATAAACTCAACCGAATCCTTCAACTGCCTATTACCGATGTGATGTTGTATTGTGGTATGGATTCGAAAGTAGAAGATGAATTAGCGATAATACAAATACCTGAATTGGTAAAACAAGGAAAGGCTCACCGACGTGCAATGCAAACCCATAACGCATGATGGGTATCAATTGTTTCAACAAGGATCAATTACGCTTGCAGAAATGGAGTGTAATGGATTTTGTATTGATACTGCATATATAGATCGCGCCCAAAAGCACTTAAGTGTAAAAATTCAAGAGCTTACGGCGCGTATGAAAGAGGATAAGGTCTATCGCGTTTGGAAACGAAAGTATGGCCTCAAAATGAACTTTGGTAGTCGTGAACAATTAGGCGATATTGTTTTCAACGAACTTGAACTGGCGAAAGGCACACGAACTGCAACGGGACGGTACAAAGCTGACAAAGCAGCACTTGAAAATATTGACCTGCCGTTTTTAGAATGGTATACAAAACTTGAACAGTTCAAAAAAGCTAAAGGTACATACTTGAACGGAATTCAACGCCATACAGATGCAGAAGGTTTCATTCACCCATTTTTTGGTTTGGATACAGTTAGAACTTTTCGTGGTTCTTGTGCTGACCCAAACCTACAAAATATACCCATTCGAGATCCCATTATTAAAAAACTTGTACGCCGCGCATTCATTCCGCGCGGACTAAATAGACATATTGTGGAACATGATTTTAGTGGCGTAGAAGTCAAAACAGCTGCCTGTTATAATCACGACCCAACACTCATCAGATATATCAAAGACAAAAAATCTGACATGCACCGAGATATGTGTATGCAAATCTATTGTTTGACCATTAAAGAATATACAGATGCCTTACGTCACTGTGCAAAAAATCTGTTTGTGTTTCCTGAATTTTACGGCGATTGGTATCTCAGTTGTGCTCAATCGTTATGGTATGCTGTGCAACGATTACATCTGAAAACAAAAACAGGTGAGGATGTGTTTAAACATCTTCGTCGTCACGGCATTACAAAACTAGGTCGGTGTGTTCCGGGAGAAACCCCTTTACCCCACAGCTTTGAAGGCCATATCAAAAAGGTTGAAAAAGACTTCTGGGAAAACAGATTTCGTGTGTATACAGAATGGAAGTGGGATTGGTGGGAAGATTATTTAGACAGAGGATTCTTTGATACCCTCACGGGCTTTCGTATTTCTGGTGCTATGGATCGCAAGAAAGTCATAAACTATCCAATTCAAGGTAGTGCGTTTCATTGCTTATTATGGTGCCTAATCCGCATCAATAAACTATTACAAAAATATAAGATGAAGACAAAGCTTATTGGACAAATTCACGACAGTGTAATTGCTGATGTGCTACACCGTGAATTGAAAGACTATATTGAAATAGCCCATCAGGTTATGACAATTGATTTACGTAAACATTGGGGTTGGATTATTGTCCCTGTAGGTGTTGATGCAGAAGTTGCACCGATGGGCCGCAGCTGGTATGAAAAGGCGAAGTATAAGCCGTGAAATGCTAAAAAAGGAGAAACGCCATGGAACTGTATCGCAAATTCAGACCAACGAAATTACAAGATGTTTATGGACAACCACAAGCAATCAAAGCACTACAGGCCATGGTGATCAAGAAAAAAATACCCCATGTAATGATGTTTTCAGGTCATTCTGGATCAGGGAAAACTACAAGTGCCCGAATAATGCGGCGGCACATCAAATGTGGGATACCTGATTTTTCAGAAATGAACTGTGCCGATATTCGAGGCATCGATGCTGTCCGGGATATTCGCAAATCTATGCACTTGAAACCTATGAATGGTACGTCCAAGTTATGGCTGATTGATGAAGCCCACAGACTAACGGGTGGCGCCCAAGAAGCCATGCTCAAAATATTGGAAGATGTGCCATCTCATGTTTACTTCATTTTGTGTACTACCGATCCAAACAAGTTGACACGAACGGTACGTGACCGATGTTTCCCAGTCAAATTCAAACCGCTAAATGCATCTGCTATTGAACAATCACTTCTGTATATTGAAAAGCAGATTGAAACACGAATAGACAAAAAGGTTCAAGCCACAATTATCGAACAAGCTGACGGGTCTGCCCGCCGTGCCATCGAAATGTTGGAAGGTGTTGTACTCCTGGCCGACAAAAACGAACAACTAGAATGGTTGGAGGGTGCGGCTGAAGAACAACGACAAATTATAGACCTATGCCGTTTGTTGTTCAGCTTCAAAACGGATTGGAATAATACATCTGGGCTCTTAACAGCATTGGCATCATCTGATGCCGAATCTATTCGATGGGCTGTGATTGGATATGCCCGCGCCATCCTGCTAAAAAACAATCATCGAAAATTACAACAACGTGCTTGTCGTATTATTCAGACGTTTGAAGGTAATTTCTACGACAGCAAACATGCAGGATTAGCAATGGCCTGCTACCAAATCGTTGTTGAAGATTAGCAGATCGATAATATAGGTAGAAACAAAAACAGATGTATGGAGATAACTATAGTGAAGACAAGTGCTAAAAGAATTTTGAACCCAGATCCGACACAATTAGATCGGGAATGGGTATTGCAACCGAAGTTGCTACTTGAATTTGCTGATCAGTTAAGTACAAAGAGAAAAGAGCACGACAGACAAAAGGCTTTGAATGAAATAGCCGATGCCAAATTGTCATTGCGGGTACGTTCCAATCCAAGTAAATACAAACTCAAATCGGTAAACGAAACAGCAATCAAAAACGTGGTGTGTAGTCATCCGGCTTACGGAAAACGTGTGCTGTTACTAATCGATTTGCGGGAAGAGGTTGATCATCTATCCAATATGGTAACCGCCATCGAACACCGCAAACGCGCATTGGAAGGTTTGGTATCACTTCATGGTCAAAAGTATTTCAGCGTACCGCGTGCAGATGAAACAGGAACCAGACAGCTACAAGAGAATCGCACAAGACGTGTAAGTAGTCGCGTTAACAAGACCAAAAAAAGACGTGCTTGAAATGAATACAACAATCATAATCATTCTAGCTGTAGTGCCGTTTGTGTTACCTATCGTTGCATTTGGTATTATGAAATATGGCACGTTTGGATACATGAAAGGTAAAACACTAGCAAATAGATTAAAAACCGAATTCAACCCCGTGCGAAAGGACAAAAATGAAACGTAGAAAGACGCGATACAAACGTGGAATGGCTTCACATGGATCAAAACAAGCACAGAAGAGATCATCCGAATTGTACACCAGTCGTGCTCTAGCATTGCCGAAAAACGTGAGTATGATACAAATCAAAAGTGACGATCCCATACGTCTCGACATCTTGCCATACATGGTAGGTGCGGGCAATCCGTTTGCTGATCCAGGTGCGTTCTCTTTCGAGCGTACGTATTTCGTACACAAATCTGTTGGGCCAAACAATGACACCGTCGTATGCCCTGCAACAGGCCCTAAACCATATGGGCTATGCCCTATCTGCGAACAAGTAGCTGTATTACGCGAAGACGTTGATGCCGATGAAGATTTTATCAAATCACTAAAGCCGAAGCGCCGGCAAGTTTTCAACGTGATTGATACAAAAGACCGCAAACGCGGAGTGCAGATATTCGATATTTCCTACCATCTGTTCGGCAAGCTGCTGGAAGAGTATTTGGATGATGAGGAAACGCAAGACCAACTTGAAGGCTGGTGTGAATTTGAAGGAGGTAAAACTTTACGACTGGGTTTGAACGAAAAAACGTACAACCGCCAGAAATTCTTTGAAGTTAGTCGAATCAATTTTCTGGATCGCAAACGTGATTATAACCCAGACCGTATGCTGAAGCAAGTTGTGTGCCTTGACGACATCATCAAAGTGTTGCCGTACAAGGAAATCAAAGAGTTGTTTCTCCGAACGGGAGAATCAAAATCGGAAACTTCTAATACAAGGAGTAAGAAAGTGAAAGCAATTGAGAAAATGTCCGCCAAAGAACTCAAGAAGTTCATCTACATGAATGACTTGGACGTAGATCCGGATGAGTTTGATAAACTCGGGGATCTGCGTGAAGCCGTGATGGATGAGGTGAGTGAGGCTTCCGCCCCAAGCGCTAAGGCCAAGACAAAAGCCAAGACAAAGGCCAAGGGCAAGAAGGCTAAGAAAGAGGAAGAGGAATTCGAGGACGAAGAGTCCGAAGACGAGGATGAATTCGAGGACGAGGACGAAGAGTCTGAGGACGAAGATGAGTCCGAAGATGAGTCCGAAGATGAGTCCGAAGAGGAAGAGTTTGAAGAGGAGGAAGAGGAAGAGTTTGAAGAGGAGGAAGAGGAAGAGTCTGAAGGTGAGGAAGAGGAAGAGTTTGAAGAGGAAGAGGAAGAGGAAGAGTTTGAAGAGGAAGAGGAAGAGGAGCCAGCACCCAAGAAGAAGAAAAAGAGCACGAAGAAAAAAACCAAGAAGAAAGGCCGAAAGTAACAACTGAAAGTCTAACTCAGCCGAACGAATACGGAATGCTGGGCTGGGATGCGTAGTCCTAGTCCAGCATTCTTTTTGAGATAATTCTTATGCACCATAAAACTGAAAAACTCGTCAAGCAGTTTTTTGCCACAGACTATAACCGCGTTGGTCTCAAGTACGGACTTAGCACGGGCAGCACCATGTTGAATCTTGCATGTAGTGATAATCCAGCTTATGGATTTGTCAAAGGCGGATACTACCTTATCGTGGGGGATAGCAAAAGCGGTAAGACATGGTTGTCGTTATCGTGTATGGCTGAGGCTGCACACAATCCACGATTCGCCAAATACCGTTTCATCTATGATAATGGTGAAGGTGGAGCTATGATGAACTTGGAAAAGTTCTTCGGAAAGAAAATGGCTTCCCGTATAGAACCTCCAGAAATAGATAAACGAGGAAATGCTGTTCACTCATATTTTCTGGAGGATTTTTACTATCACGTGAATGATGCGTTACAACAAGGACAACCATTCATTTATGTGCAAGATAGTGCTGATGTGTTAACGAGCCACGCCGAGGAAAAGAAGTTCAATGAACAAAAGTTAGCACATCGAAAGGGCAAAACACCAGCAGGTAAAATGACCGATGGCAAAGCCGCTATCAACTCCCAAGATTTGCGCCGTCTACTAACTCCATTACGCAGAAACAGCAGCATCCTAATCATCATAAATCAGACACGCGCTAATTTAGGTTTTGGTTATGCGGAGAAAACACAGAGCGGGGGAAAGGCTCTGACATTTTATGCTGGCATAGTTATGTGGAGTAGTGTCAAAGGCAAAATCATCAAAGCGATAAAGGGTAAGCCAAGACAAATAGGCACTTACTGCGAAGTGCGAATACAAAAGAATCGAATCACGGGGAAAGACCGCAGAGTAATAGTACCCATATACTGGAGTTGTGGGATTGATGATATTGGTGCTTGTGTTGATTTTCTGGTGGATGAAAACCACTGGGTTCAACCTAAAGGCAGCAGTATCATTACGGCATCTGATTTGGGCCTTAAGGGAAAACGTGAATCTTTGATTCGAGCTATTGAGCGTAAAGGACTCGAGCGCGATGTGCGGGAGACCGTAGCAGAAGTGTGGGCTGAAATCGAAGCAGCTTGTGAAGTGAAGCGCAAACCTAGATATGAATAATTCAATGGGACGAATAGGTGTGCTATGAAACGTATTCCGCTCACACAAGGTCAATACGCACTTGTCGATGATAAAGTCTACGTGAAACTTTCCAGATACAAATGGTACGCGTTGTGGAGCAAGCGTACGCAGAGTTTCTATGCTGTACGCGGTATCCGCCTGACAAATGGCAAACTTACAATAGAAAGGATGCACAGACGAATATTAGGTTTGAAATATGGGGATAAACGTCAAGGTGACCATATCAATCACAACACACTGGATAATCGAAGGTTCAATATCAGGATTGTTACACACCAGGAAAACCAACACAATCGACGAAGCAAAGGATACTATAAACAGGGACGGAAGTATCATGCCCAGATCAGAATGGATGGCATGCAAATATATCTTGGAATGTTCGATACACGTGCCGAAGCTCGCGCGGCATATTTGAAGGCAAAACGAATCTATCATCCATCGGCACCTATCCCGAAAGATTGAAGGGGAAACCTCGATATGAATAATTCCGAAGCGGTCGAAACAGAAAGACATTGTGGTACATGCAAATTTTCATCCCCCCTTAAAACGGGCGAACATGCCGTACCAATAGGCAAAAAAGGACTGTTATGCAATTGGGTATATGAACACATCATTCCAAGTTCAATGAACACGTACTCCACATTCATGTTTGAAGATCAAGGTATTTGTTGTCCATGTTGGAAGGAAAAAACATGAACCCTTGGCTGCTCTTGGACGTAAATTTCCTGTGCCATCGCGTACGTTACTCTATGCCAGCTTTAACCTACGATGGCAAGGCGACCGGAATCATTTATGGCTTCCTTCAAACAGTCCAATACCTAGAAAAGCAATTTGAGAGCAACCGTGTAGTATTTTGTTTTGACTCACGATACAATCTTCGCAAGGATATGCTCCCAACATACAAAGCCAATCGCAAAGTAGAACCGGCGGACGAAACAAAGCAGATATTCATCAGAGATTTTCGTTTGCAAATGGCCAAGCTTCGCGTTAAATATTTGCACGGTGTCGGTTATACCAATATATTCGTTCAAACTGGATACGAAAGTGACGATATCTTAGCATCTATAGCTCAGCGCATCCCCAAAAAACAAACCGCTATTATCGTTACGGCCGACCATGATCTATTTCAGTGTATTCAGGGCAACATTTCTGTCTACAATCCAATCCAACGAAAGACTACGAATCTCCAAAGGTTTTACAAAACATACGGAATCAAACCCAACCAATGGCATGAGATGAAAGCCATTGCGGGATGTTCATCGGATAACATCAAAGGCGTTCCAGGTGTGGGTGAAAAAACGGCCATCAAATATCTCCGCAAAGAAAAAATCAGCGGGAGATTATATGAGCGCATAGAACAGTTCAAGCAAACAATTGATTACAAACTCAACTTAGCGTTAGTAACGCTACCGCTTGACGGTACAATGCGATTCAAATTGAAGCCTAATAAGTTCTCCAAACGTAAATGGGATAGGCTTGTGAACAAGCTTGGTATGTATTCTTTAGATCAGAATATACAAAGCCAAACGTAGTGTACACAAATTATCATTATGAAAGGAAACATCATGCCGAAAAGAGACAAAACAGGACCGCCAAGTGGTTCGCAAGGCCCGCGTGATGGCAGAGGCGGAGGTAAAGGCACTGCTAAGGGTAAAGGCACAGGCAAAAAAACAGGGGGTAAAAAGGGCAGTTAACAATGTCTAGGCCAACATTTCCCCGATGTGTCTGAAATCGATTAACCGGCCATCGGGGAAATGTAAAGGATGAAAAACCAATGAAGGAATCGACTAGATATAGGAGGCAAAAAGGCTATTGGTCCCCTAATCTACAACGTATCATGGAGGCAGCAGCAGCAAAAGTGTTGTACCGACTACGTGACTATCGTGGTTTTGTTACTAGGGATGATTTGGTGTCAGAGGCGTGGTTGGATAGTGGGAGATATGGTTGCCCAAAAACTGAGAAGAAGCAATATATATGGTGCATGTTACATATTTGTGCTGCCAAGAAGCGATTAGAAAAACGGAACAAACCGTTCAGTATATTACCGGCCCCTATATTTACATCATTGGATTTAGTGGATGAAAATAGTGATTGTTTTGTAGAACAGGCTCACGAAGAGGATGTGTTAGAAGCAGAGGATTGTTGGTATATGCTTATCTCTTGCTGTGATACAGATAGGGATTGTGATATATTACGCCATAGACTTATGGGTGAGACGATGCAGCAGATAGGTGATGTGTATGGGATATGTAGGGAGCGGGTGCGACAGATCTTATGCAAAATAAAAAAACAGTATGATGAGATAACAAAGGAAAGGATAGAGGAAGACTGGTGACTAAGAGAAAAGGGATGGGCAAACAAAAAGGCAATGCTTTTGAACGAAAAATCAGCAAGCAACTATCGCTCTGGTGGACTGCGGGAAAACACGACGATATATTTTGGCGAACGGATACATCTGGCGGCAGAGCAACGGTACGTAAAGGCAAGCGGACGTACGGCCAGCACGGAGACATCTGCGCACGACACGAAAGCGGAACGGCTTTAACCGAACTTTGTACAATCGAATGTAAGCACGGGTACGTGAAAGACAGCCTTGCTGATTTGATAGACCGCCAAGAACGACAACGACCTACATACCTCAAATTCATCATGCAGGCTATCGAGGAAAAACGTTCAGCAAAAACTCCATACTGGCTGCTAATAACACAGCGAACGGGCCGCGAACCTTTGATAGTGTTTCCGCATGCGATGCTAAAGAAACTATTATGGGATGGGGATGATCCATTCGCTGACTTCATTCCAAACTTTAGACTGGACATTAAAATTCCAGACAGAAAAGAAGATGTATGGATTTGTGGAACGTCGCTATCTGAATTTGATCTGCGGGTAAACCCGAAACTTTTCATCCAACTCCACCACAAATGGAAACGCCACCTATCCAGAAAGCACACACGAAATGACTAGATATGAAAAACTCAAGCAGTTAATCGAGCAATGGACACGCGCTGAGATACTGGCGCGGTACGCCTCTTGGGGCATGCATACTGAATGGGGTGACTATTTTCAACAAGCACTTGAATTGCAAGGCAAGATACGCAAGTTGGCGTTAGGTAGCGATAATATACTTGAGTTGGGATACAAGTGGCGTTTGATTCCGGAACCTGAAGACGTACATACAAAAGTTGTTAGTTTAGACGCAAAGCGAAAAAAGAGATCCGAACGAATGCGTGTCGTCCATTGTAAGAAGGAAGACTACGATGTATACATCGGACGTTCATCTAAATGGGGCAACCCATACCGAATAGGTAAGCATGGTACTCGCAAAGAAGTCATCAACAAATACCGCCGATGGATCTTGCGTCAGCCGAAACTTTTGAACTCATTAGATGAAATTCGTGGTAAGGTGTTAGGTTGTAAGACGGTTTCGGAGCGTGACACTGGTCAGGTGTTGATTGATTTGTGTATGCGAGATTCTACCAACATCGGAGATTTGAAACCCCAACGAAAGAAAAAACCTCATGCTAAAAGGCATTAAAATTTCAAACCACAGATCGAACCACTCCCTCAAAATCGTATTCAGCAAACATGTAACTACGATCTGTGGTGAGAGCTTTCAGGGCAAGAGCAACGCTTTGCGAGCAATCAAATGGGTAGCTCGAAACAAACCTACTGGCACCAGCTTCATCTCATGGGGGCATAAACAATCTTCCGTCTTACTCGCAACAGACAAACATCGAGTGCGTCGGACTCGCAGCAAATCAAAAAATACATATGAGATAGACGGACAGGAACTACATGCATTTGGAAATGGTGTGCCTGATTCTGTACAAAATGCTTTACGTTTGTCCGAACTAAACTTTCAAACCCAACAAGAAATACCACATGGTAGCGGCCCTTTGTTTTGGTTTGCCCTTTCATCGGGTGAGGTGAGTAGACGACTGAATGCTGTTGTCAACTTAGATTTGATCGATCGCATTCAAACCAATGCCCAAAAAAAACTACGTACCGCACAAACGCTTGAACACGAATACGAACGAATTGTTGAAGAAGAAAAAAGCCAATCTGAACAACTAACCTATGCAAAGCAAATGTTCCATGATTGGCAACCTATACATCAATCGTATGATAGTATCCAAAGAATTTCAAAACAACGGGATGAATTGAAAGAACTACTCACAGATGTCCAAAATCAAAAACAAAACGCCGTAAAGATGAATAAAATTCTATTGGCTTTACAAAAGGACCTCACACCACTTGAAATTTTACGACAAACGATAATAAAAACAGAGAACAGATATGATAGTTTGTGTATAGCGATTCAAAAAGCCCAACACTTGCAAAATGTAATATGTGAATTGCAAAAACGAAAAGAAACAACAAAGCAGAAATACAAACAAAAGATGAAAGACAGGTGTCCATTATGCAATCAAAAGACTTAGAAGTTGCTGCTATATTTTGTAGTGATTTACACCTGAGCCTCCAACCACCAATCTACCGATCTAAAGAACCTGATTGGTTTGAAGCCATGTCACGACCTCTGTGTGAATTGCGACAGCTACAAGAGACACATCAATGCCCTGTTATATGTTGTGGTGATGTATTTGATAAATGGAAGGCTGAACCTGAATTGATCAACTTTGCCTTGGTACGTTTACCCGAACGGTTTCACACTATTGCTGGGCAGCACGATCTACCAAATCATAGTATTGATGATATACAGAAAAGTGCATTACGCACATTGCATATAGCGAATGCATCACAATTATTCAACACATCCCACTCTTCCCTTTTCCCCCCAGACTTCGGACTGCGATCAGCTCATTACGGAGAATTGTTGCCCAAAATTTCAAACAAACAATACACAATCAATATAGGTATTCTGCATCAATACAATTGGATACCCGCAAGTAAACATCTGAAAGCAGAAAAGAAAAGCCAAATAACATCGAGACGCAAAGAATTCAAATCATACGACTACATATTTTGTGGAGACAACCACATACCATTTTGCAGAGAATTCAAATGGGGTAGCACCTTTGTAAATTGCGGCGCTATGATGATCCGCAAATCCGACGATAACTTCATTCCCAAGTTTTGGTTACTGGTGCGAAGTAATATCGATCAACATCGGTCATTTCGCATTGTCCCTTACAAAATCAATACCAAACACGATGTATATTGGAAAGATCCGAAAGTCAAAGAAAACGAGCACGAACCTTCTATCGATGACTTGGCTGATTTCAAACACGAACTAGAAAAGTTAGGTGAAAGCGGACAAGATGTTGTGGCTGGAATAAAAGCATACATATCCAACTTACAAAATGTTTCAAGCAAAACTACAAACTTCATTGAAAAGATTTTACATGAATGCCAAAACCAATAAGCTGCAAGAAGTCCTACAGCTTTGCAAATTACTATCTGAGTTGGATCGAAGCAAAGCTCGTGCTGAAGGTTCACTAGATCAATCGATGCGCATGTTACAAAAAGATTTTGATGTCACATCGATCGATGAAGCTAAACGGTTACTTGCAAAAATGAATACAACGTTGGACAAAAAGAATCGAACATTTGAAACCAGACTGGAAAGATTCAAACAGCGATGGAAAAGATATCTGTAAAATCAATCGACGTAACAGTTCGCAACTGCTATGACGAATACACGCAAGGTGTAACTCAATACATCCGCGCAAAGAAACAACACAAACAAGCTCGTACCAATAGGATTGTCGCAAAAAAAGCCCAAACCATTTTACAGCATGCCTCCGAACAAATCCAACGGGAAGCTCACAAACGAATCGCATCTACCGTTACAACTTGTATGCAATTCGTATTTGGTGATTCCTATTCCTTCTGCATAAAGTTTGCGCGTATGAGGGGCCGAACCCAAGCTAATTTACAATTGCTCAAGGATGGAAATGTAATCACTGATCCGGCAAATGAGGATTCGGGTGGTGTATTAGATGTGGCTGCATTTGCATTGAGGCTCAGTTGTTTGGTAATGCACAAACCCGTTTTGCAGCGAGTGCTTATTTTGGATGAGCCTTTCCGATTTGTATCTGCTAAGTACCGCCCACGTATTAAAGGACTCCTCATCAGATTAAGCAAAGAGTTTGAAGTGCAAATCGTACAAGTGACACACCAACCAGAATACATGATAGGAAAGGTAGTAGAACTATGAGTGTAAACTTCATTGTGAACAAAGGATCATTTCGCATTCTACACATCACCAAAAATCCATTGCAGCTAATCGAACGTTGTGGCCGCACGGCATATCAAAACCAAGATAAAATAACCAAAGATTCAGCCAAAAAGTTCATCCAAATGTTAATCGCGCGCGGACACGAATCAGTTCTTGAACATGCTACGATGACAGTTCAATTCAATAACGTTAGCAGAGGATTCACACATGAGTTGTCGCGACATCGTTTGTGTTCTTTTTGTCTTAGCGGAAAAACAAGACTTATCAGTCATCCAAACCTAAAAACTCATACACCAACAGGTAAATTTTGGACTATTGAACAACTTTACAAATGGCAAAAAGACAAGAAACGCAAAGGAAGGATAAAACTGATCCGATTACGCAGTATTGATAAGCATGGAAGAATTGTACCTGGACAAATAAGAAGAGTCTTATTCGCGGGCAAAAAACCACTATTAGAAATTCGATGCATCAGCGGACGTCATATACAATCTACCAAATATCATTTCTTTTTAACTGTGGATGGTTGGAAACAATTGAAAGATTTATCTATTGGTGATCGTATATTTGCAAATGGGTTGCCATCACTTCAAAATAAAGAATGGCTCGAAAGAGTATATATCAAAGAAAATAACACTTTAAAAGAAACAGCTCAATTAGCTGGCTGCTGTACTGGTACAGTTACAAAAGCTTTACGAAAGCATGGAATTAACAAACCCCTTTCCATGAGAAAGAATAGAAAACCTGGACATGGAATTCCTGGAATGCATGGAGCAAAAGGCAGGAAAGAAATCAGTTTACGTATGATGGGAAGTCACAACCACCAATGGAAAGGATCAGATATAAAAGAAGGTGCAGGAAGACAGAGAGCCCGCACTTTATATCCAACCGATTGTTGCTGGGGCTGTGGAACTGCCAATAATCTTGAGCATCATCATATGGATAAAAATCCAAAAAACAACACCCCGGCAAATGTAAAAATCCTATGTTCTGGGTGCCATAAATCTTTTCACTATAGCGAAGGACATACTGTAACAGTATTTTTAGATGAGATAGTTTCCATCAAATCGATTGGCGTTGCACAGACATACGATTTAGAAATGGAAACGAAACCCCCTAATTTTGTTGCTAACGGAATAGTGGTACACAATTCGCAGGAGTCAACACGGTATGTGGATGAGAGCAATTTCACATTTGTGTGCCCCCCTGGATTGCGAGATTGTGAAACAGAAATGGATCTGCAAACTATCATCGATACTATCCATGGAGTGGAAACGGCATACAACGGATTAACGAGTAAAGGATGGCCAGCGCAAGACGCCCGTCAATTTCTTCCCATCGGCATCAAAAGTCAGATCGTCATAACCGCAAACTTTCGGCAATGGCGTCATATCTTTCAACTCCGTACTACCCTAGCAGCCCATTGGGAAATTCGACGTGTTATGATAATGCTGCTTACAACGCTTCGCAACCGCGCTGTGCCTATAGTATTCAATAATATAATTCCACAGTTCACCAAAAAGGAGGCTGAAGATTGGGGTTGGAAAGTTACACAGCATAATTCTGAAAGTGGATTTGTTCGTGCCGAATTTAATAATGAGGAAATTCAATGCCTCCCCGTAGAGGAATGAAATATCTGAAAGCCAACTGTCACGGATGCATGGGTCTTAAAAATGGTTCGTGTATTTTTCGCATTCCAATCGAACGTTTGACCGATCCGACAACGGGAAATACCATAATCAAACCAATGCGCCCCTGCAATAAGCCCCGAACCAGGAAAAAGCTACAGGAGGCCCTAGCAGCCCGTGTAATCGATAAAACAGAAAACCCACCCTATCTATCCCCCATGGGTAGATAATCGCTTACACTGGGCGTCAGGGGCCTAAAATTTGTATGTAAACGCGGGGAATCGACCGCAACGATGAATAAAGGAAAAAACATGGATGATTCTGAAAAGAAACGAATACGAGACATACATGCGATGGATCAGGGCACCGAATTTGTTGGTGAGTTTTTTCCACCACTTTTGTGGAAGTTATATAAGGGATGCGTGCGAAAAGGATTTACAAGTGAGCAGGCAATAGAATTGACTAAAACATATCTCTACGCACTCATCTCCATACCAAGCTCGAACCCCGATAATTTAAAATAAGGAAAAACGCCCATGGTACTTAGTTGGCACACGCTTTTGGAAAGGCGACCATGGGCGCTTGCACTCTAGCCGTATGTATACAGCTTACACCTCTTAGGCATTTGCTTTTCGTTTCCGTCACTCCAAGACCATGCCTTATGCCGTTTGTAAATTTCCTTCATACTTCCATACCACATTCGATCCATATGGCACTGCCGAAATTTAGTCCCACTGTATAATCCGTTTGCGTAAACCGAAGGGACGTATTCAGAACTGAGATGGCTTCCATTTGCAAAACATATATCCGTCAACATGAGCCTGTTCATCAATCTCAGTATGACAAGATTAAATGTAAACCTATGATCACCATGTCCATACTCTCCCATCGGATTATGAGTAAAGACACACTCAGGTCTCCATGTCCGAATAAACTCGTCTATCTGAGTTTGAAATTGTTTCACTACTAATGGTAGTGTAAAATCCTTTCGATTTGGACTGCGAGGTGGTATCCTGGAGAAGTTTGTATCAAGCCGACGAAATGGAACTATTTCAATCTTGTTTTGTCTGCCCACTTCCTCTAATGCTTCTATAGCTCCCGGCCCGTACTTTTTGTAATTGTTGGCGAGGATGATTACTGCTACTTCATGCGCACCCCCCTGCAAAATAGGCCATCCACAAATGACTTCATCATCTGGGTGTGCCATAACCATTAAGATTCGCATCAGTCAATACCTCCGTTAGTATGGGGCTTCCGATTCTAATCCGTCATTTGTTAGGTAATATTTAATTTGATCTGTAACGTCAGCCCAATTGTTACGGAAGACGATAACATGAATACCAAGGGCTTCAATTTCCTTAGCAATTTCACGACGGAAAGTACCTATTGCATTTTCTTGGCCCGTCATGAAATCGTCTACATAGACATAAGGTTTCATTGCAATTAAAACCGCGATCTTTGCAGCCATATTTGGAACGACAGTCACACTCTCTGGATTGGGGAGCTTTAAGTTTTTTAATTGACAAATAGTCAGCGCTCCATCCAAGTCATATCCACGTGCTGTCAAATACCGTATTTCATTAATGGGGGACAAACCCCAGAGAACGTCGAGACATTCTATAGGATTCTCAGTAAGATTATCCATCTCCAGTTCAGGCCAAGTCCAAGCATTTTTGTGTATCTTACCTCCAGGCCAACGCGGAACTGTATTGCGTCTAATCCGGCGCCAGTGGTCAACAAGCGTGCTGTCAATATCAAAGACAAACAGGTTAGATATTTTCTCAGACGCCATGCAGACTCCTTGCTAGGGCTGAGTATGCCCTATCGAACATGGCGTGTTTATCTAACCAATAGTTAGCATAAAACGGAATTTCCTCTTGTAGTCGGAACTTCTCCCGTTTCAGAAATTCAACGAGCGCCGCAGGTCGGCTTGGATTGTAGAAAGGTGGATTCCAATTTGCCTGGTTGAAATACCCAACAGAGAATCCAGGTTGAACTTCAAGAAAATAAGGCTTGTCATTCTGATCAAGAATTACATCAACCCCCTGAAAGTTCAATCCCAACACACTAACAGATTTGATTAGCGTCTTTTCCCACTGATGACAGAAATCAGAGCACACCTTTTGATACTTGATAAAAGTCTCCTCCATAGAGGATTCAAACCGATTGGTGATAGCAATCCAACCCTCTGGCGGTCCCACTCTCGCATACCCAGTTACAACCCTGTCCGCAGCAACGATGATTCGGAAAGACATGATTACATTTTCAGGGCGCAATGTAGATATGAACTTTACAGCAAGAAGACTTTGCTTTGCCCCGCGCTTTTTTACATTGATACGTGTCTCACGCAAATAAGCCTTTAGTTCCACCAATGCTTTATTTGCCTCTTCCTCGTCATGCACGAGATATGAATGGTAGCCTGTGTTTGAATTGTTTGCGCGCACCAACATGGGGAAGTCGAAACTTTTCTTTTGCTTCTCCCAAAAATCTTCTGCATCTTTGAATTCAAACCAGTCGGGAACTGGAATGTCGTTGTCCCCCCAAATCTTGAACGCATCTTCCTTAGCATGTGACGCCATCCATCCCCGTGGATCGTTAATATGTTCAATGTGTGGAAAATAGTTGGCTATATCCACACAACGTCTCCACAAACTTTCATCTGTGTATTCTGTATTAAGCTTCCAAACTATCGTATCTGCTTTTGAATGTAGAATTTCATCCTCTGTGATGAAATTAGGCATGTCTTCCAACACTATAGGCCCTATGTAGGTTTCACACATTTCCCTTTCATATGCGCGCCACCGAACCCCATGACCTTTTACAGCAACTACCGAATGTGTCTCACCCATTTTCGTTCAGCCTTTCCATTTCTAACAGTTCTCGAATAAACAAAATAACAGCTTCAAAACTTTGATCGTCACCTGCATATAGAAATATCTGATAGCCTTTCATTGATCGATACAGGCTGAAATGTTGAGCCAGTGTATTTGTAAAATCGTTTACTACCAACGTGAACACCGGACCTTCTCCGATTATGTAATCAGCCGGAATCAAACTTACCAGCAAAGCGCGACGCTCATCCATCTTAATCCTGAATTTGATAACATCAAACTTATTTACCACATCAAGCAAATCCCAATACAGCGGAATGGATGGTGTGGCAGGTGTCTCCAGTTTCTCTCTGAACCTAAGATACCGGCGCAGACTTAAAACACTATCAGTCTCCGATTTGAAAAACTCATCTACTGGCAACCCCTTGCGTATACCTATAATGCTGATGACAGGATAAGCCCCCAATTGCTTACTGCTAACAGTAGTAAATACGTCAACATCCTCAGGGACAGAGTAATACGGAAACGCACTTACCATATCAGCAAAAAGTATCACCCTTGACCAATTAACATCCCAGTGTGTTGGTGTTGGAAGTGATATGTTGACGTGTGAACAACTTGTTTCATACAGACAAAAAGCTTTGCACAATGCAGGACCGTTTATTCTGTAAATCTTTTCGAGCCTATCCAGCCTGCCACCAAATTCATCTTCCACGTATAAACACGTTGTACATACATTCAAACTGGAAAGAACGATCTCGTTAGCCATCGTACCGCTGCCAGTAACGAAAATGAGATCGAAATCATCCAACCGGGGAAAAGTAGTTTTCATTTGTGCTTCTAACGATTGAAGCAATCCATGAAACACATCGTCCCTGTGATGATGTACAGGTTTTGCAATCATCGATTTCGCATTCGGCCCGAACATGAGAGGGTCCTCCCGTAAACGAATTTCTTCTCCAGATATTTGAGTACAGCAATACGATGCATCCCATCCCATGGGTCTTCCCTGCCCAACTGTAACGCAATGGGAGTTTCCTGCCCATGTTCCTTCGCAGTCTTGATTAAATTGATATAGGACAGAACACGCTCTCTTGCTATTTTAGGACCCCAAGCTGTAGATCCACGATGCGCATCTCGTTGCCATCTAAAACATACTGAACGCTCTAAATTTGATTCGTCTGTACGATTGGATAGCACGTCCTCTATGAACGTAGGAAAAATACGCTGATAAAATATAGCATTATATGGATTCAAAGCAAGTTGTTTCGTCCAACAATCCTGGATGGAAAGTCGTTTCAGTGAACGACTACGAAACAACAAAATAGTTAAGTCTTTCACCCTGTTTGCTTTTTTATGTTCCAACAACTTCCCAGATGTAGAAAAATGATGTATGTAATCCCAATCAGACAAAGGCGTGATTAAACTCTGTAAATATGAAGACTTTGGATTTATTACACCCCCTGCATTTTCATCCAACAGCACAACCAAATACATACTCTTGAAAGACAACGTTCGCAAATACGCAACTAACGCATTTACTCGCATATGATAGTGTACACAAGACAGCATCGTGATATCCACAATGGGAAACGTGCTCATATTAAGTGACTGTGCATCCGGATGAGATATGTTAGGTTCCAACGGACCAATGCCTTGGTTGTACACCTCCAAGGGCATCTCGTCATAGTAATCACGAGTTACAAGCAATTGATCGAAAGCCCCCAATCCAGCGTCCACACCAATCAATCGATTAAACCCTTGCTTTTGCCAAGCTCGCAAAAGGAACAAACCCGCACTACAACCCACCTCGCACAAAGAACTTTCTTTGGGTTTTGTACCCAGCTTATCTATATGTTCCAACATTGGTTTTATGTAACACATCCATCGTCCTTCTCCGTACGATATGTAATTTGTTCGACCACCCCCAAAATGGGTGTTGGGAGATGAGATGCTACCGTACGGGACGGACTGATACCAACGTCGCTTTTCCCCAGCTTGTTCGATACGTGTTCGCAATTTAGCCTTACTTATCATAATCAATCCTTACACTTCTTGGTAATGACGGCTATAGGACAAGACTTCATGTCAAAGCTTGTAAGTCGTACACCAGTGACAGTATCCAATCCCTTTAGAAATACATCTATGTCCTCATATCGAATCATTTGGGGGTGCTCTATGTTCCCTTGCGTTTTGTGTCTTTCAATTTCATCCTCATTGTCTCCACGACAATCAAACGCCAAAAAACAAGACTTGCTCACACGCAAACATTCGGATATAGCATCAAAAATATTCCAGCCATGATCCAAACTATTGAAGCTAAGAAGAACATCTATTGAATCATCTGATAACGGAATCTTTTCCGCTCCTGACTCTACATACGTCGCATCTTCAGGCCATTCACAATAGTTCAAATCAACTAAATCTCGCATGACATAATCTATAAACACTTTCTTTCTTGCGGGAATATCACAAACCTGAAGCATACCCCCAAACGGTCCAGGACCCACTTCACCTACAATCTTTGTTTCATCTACATAGGATCGAATATTATAACAGCTTAGAAATGGATCGTACCAAGCCTTCCTGGCATTCGCCTCATGTTCTTTATTTCCTTTCCACCATGAAATGTTTCTTGCTCTAAATGTTTCCTTGGACTCTAAACCACCTCTGGTTTTTTCAGCATCATTTATACTTGTAATCCAATGCAAATTTCGACTATCGGTATGCATTCAAATACCCTCTTTTGAAAAAACATCCCGGACTCCACGTTGGCCCCAATGCAACATCATGCATTCAATAGAAATATCTTTACCCTGCAACCGTTTCTTGTAATCTCTCATATACTTAGCACTGCTCGCACCCACACACCATTGTTCAGGAAGATAAACGGGAGTAATACCAGTCTTCCATGAAGCTCTCCAAAAGGCAAGTGTGCCTCGCATACAGTTTTGTAGCTCTTCCAAATAGGCAGATAAAAGAATACGGGCTCTTTCGTCCAACCTATACACAAACAAGGGGCTGACGTTACACGCAGGGGCATGAGGAGGGCCACAGTGTGCGTTGTAAGGGATAAAATCCTTTGGCCCGGCGTCTGTCCCCCTAGCATTGTATTTAACATACACACGGGGGTTCAGAGGTACACAAACACCGAAGCGCTCAGCCAGTAGAAATCCGTCGGTGAATTCAGAATGTACAATGCGCATATCGTCATTGAGAACACAATAAGAATCAGCATAGGGCTCTAATGCAAATCGTGCGGATAACACATTACAATTGCGCACACCCCAACGTGGACTATCTAACCATTGAAGTTCATTGTGGGGAACTACCAGTTGTGTAATCTCATCCGATAGGTTCCTCTGATGATCAGTCACAATGTATACAGGAATATCCGGGCAAACTTGTTTGAGATTTGATAATAGTGCCTGGACATTTTTTGCACGTCCCGGTCCCAAACTGACAATTAGAATAGCTCGTTTCACATCCACGTTGTCGCCCCTTTATCATGCCGAATCATCACATTCGGAAATACATCCTCTTCATAAATCATCGTCTTCAACTTAGACTTCAAATGAATAACTGCCGCCGTATCCACATCTCCAATAACATCACGTACAAATTCAAAAGCTTGCGCCCCTATTCTATCTGTAGGAGGACAATAGTTGTACCGTGGACCTGCGTCAACAATCGACAACCCATGTGACTTTTTCAAAGCTTCTCTTTCCATCCAAGTTGAAATCAAAAAATCCTGGCCAACGCTCCAGTCCAATCCGAAGTGATGATGTTTGTATTTCGTTCTGGCCTCTATATATGGCTCCCATGTATTTTCAAATATCTCATCCACATGCCAAGCAATCCACCCCCTAACACGTGGGTTCACCCGTAGGAAAAAGATACCACCATTGATTGGAAATAAATGCTCATATCCCCGTGTTGTCACCCCTATGTCCATATTCCTGTTATCGTTGAATGGCTTGAAAGGATCTGCTTGGAAATACACGTCTACGTCAGACACAAGAACTTTGTCATGGTCCGCAAAATACTTCTGGAAACAATGGAGTAACATTTCGATCTTACACGTTGCACGTCGGCCACTCATTTGTTTTGGATCAACCACCTGCCACCAAACATTGTAATTGTCAGATAGAAACGATTTCACAATGTCTGGAACTCCATCAGTAACAATAATAATCTGGACGTCAGGTGCAACCGCGTGTAAACTGTGAATGCACGTCTCCAGCATATTATTGTCTTTTTGATGGTAGGTAAAATAAGCAAACTTCATTATCCTCTCCCTGCCTTGGTTCCTTAGGCATTTACAACACGACGAAATCGACGCGACGCTTGATTGTGTATAATAACCCCATCCGGAACGTTTCGCATTAGATCAAATATTTTACAATACTGAGCTGGAAGACAACCGAATTTGAGATTGTACTTTCCAGAATTTAATAGTTCCTGTAGTAAATCTGGATTGCGTTTTCTTTTTCTACTCCCCATGCATAACTCTGCCCACTCGGCAACAAACGTTTGTACAACAGGATTATTGCGAAAAAAGATAGTCCCCCCCAAAAGCTCGTTACGGTGCCATGAAAAATCATGAACATGTGCTGCAATATCCGCTACGAACTTCGGATTTTCAAAGATAACTGGGCGAGCTTCAAAAACCGCATCGGCATCAACACGTAAAATATCCCTTCCAGGAAAACGAGACAAGGCGCTTTGAATAACCTTGCTGCAAAAGTTGCTGTTCGCGCGCCATGTACCAAGAGATTTGATGGGGGTAAGATCCAACTCTAATTTCCATTCCTTGCACGATTTGACAAGATTCTTAACTTCCTCTTCATACGGCGTGTCTACTGTATAGTGTGACACAACCAAGGGCATTACCATCCTAGTCAATCTCCTTTCTGTATTCGATATAAGCGTTGAGCTTACTCGTAGGAGAATGACTTATTACTTCCAATCCTTTCTCTTTCATAATTTTCAATGCTGTTACAAAATGCCCAAAGTATTCTGTGAGATGTGTTACACCACTACGATATTGAGAATGAAAGTTACTTCCACCGTCATGATGCAAGTCCATTCCCAATAGATGAATCCTTTTCGCCCCCAATATTATAGCTAACTGCATTCCGCAAAATCCGCTATTCTGTCCAGTGCAAAATTCCGTATCCCCCTCAATGTAAATCTGACCATCAAAACGAGTGGGTTTGATATGCCACTCATACTGTTCCAAATAAGGTTCGACCCTGTGAAAGAATTTATGATCTTCCCGCATCACAAGAACCTTATAACCTACACATTCCCAAAAGTTATTAATTGCCGCTCGCCGAGCATACGTGCTATCGGCCGTTATGAAATATGAAAGATTTGGAACGTATTTAATCGCCCCATTAACCGCAATCGTCGTTTTGTAACGTATTTGATCCCAGTCAAAATCTTTCAGCGAAGGCCCACAGCCAACAACATACACATCATCAGGAATAGAAAGGTGTTGATTATTCATATCAATATCCTAATTAATACCACGAATATGTACCAAACGAACTTACAATATTCCAAGTCCCTGCAATAAGACATCTAATCTCAACCACCGATTCATCAGCACCCAATTCCAAATCTGTAACCCTGCCTGCAAATACATCGGCACCCGCAGCAGCTACTCGCAAAGCCTCTGAAGGCACTCGAATAAATCTAAGTGCCGTCCCCGCTGCTGCTGAAGGCAATGTAAACGTAATAGTTCTAGATGCCCCAACATTCGTAAATGTCTTTCCGTTATCCGCTGTCAATACTGTATAGTCCGCAGTCTTGGCTGTCGGTGTATCTGTGAGTGGCTGTGGAATAGCAGAACCTAAAATCGTTCCACCGGTAATCGTAACACCATCACTATCCTGAGTTGCTATTGTGCCAAGACCAAGTGTTCCCCTGGCCGCCGCTGCATCAGCATCATCTAGCAAGGTCTTGGCAAACGCCGTCACCGTCTCACCGAACAACGTGCCAAACGCGGTGAACGTCGCCTTAGTAGACTCTGCGCCAAAGTCGCCGCTGGACGTGCACACCCATCCAAGAATGCCCGTAGTAGGTGCTGTATGTAGTACTACCTCACCCGCACGATAGTAGTAGCTATCGGGGACTGCATTAGCAAAAAACACGCCCCTGGCTGTCGAATCAGTCAAAGCTCGAATCCGCACACCCTTGGGCAAACTAGAAGTAGTGTAGACTTCTAGGGGCCCAACAATCATTCCTGCACCATCATCGATACCGAAATACATCAGTCTATCGTCAGCACCCGTTCCGGTAAAACCACCCGCCTCAAACTCCGTGTTGAACGATGAGATGGAAACGCAGTGAGTCCCCAGATCCACATCCTGCTGAAATTTGCAGCCGATCAAAATCAACGGCTTGTACATATCGTAGCTAATAACATCCGCTGCTGGTGCAGGTGAGTTATCTTGCTGAAAACCGCTCATGATGTTTGGGGCTAACGAAGCACTGGCCGCTTGAGCCCCCGCCGACGTGGTCAACACAACATCCGATTCTGACTTGCAGGCGTAGAGGTGGAACCCAGCGATGGGGCCATTGAGATAGATGTCACTCGTCCCGCTGTTTGCCCAGAAGTGGCCGAACGCCGTGATCTGCCCGGCGTCGATTTGGGTGCCGTAGGTCGTCGCGTCGAGGTTGGCGCCGTTCCTGAATGTCACTTGCCGGGGCCCACCTCGGAGCTTTGTGTTGATCCCGTTATAGCTGATCGTGCAGTTCTCGAACTCGACATAATCGCAGGCCGCGTTGCTGTGCTGCTGGTAAACGTCCACGCCCACGCCGGGGCAGTACTGGACGATGACGTTGTTGAATGTATTGCGCTGGCTCGGGAGGCCGCTGGCGGTGGTGATGAGAAGCCCATTGACGCCAGAGGTGCTGTTGCCATGCAACCATAGATCCTCGATGGTGCTCTCAGAGATAGACGTCATCTCGATCATCGTGCCGGATGCCGCCCCGATCCACTTGATTTGCGGCTGGCCCTCGCCATAGATGTGCAGGCCGATCTCCGTGGCACTGCCGTCACCGATAGACAGCTTTGTGCCAATCCCGTAGTAACTGGACGGTTGCGGGAAGAAAATGGCCCGACCGGACGCAATCCCTGCGTTGATGCACGCCTGGATACTGCTGCTGTCATCCGAGCCGTCGCCTTTGGCTCCGAAGTCGGACACAGACAACGGTTGCTGTGACACATGGTCGGGCATGATATCAACGGAGAACTCGTCAATTTCGACCGTTCCGGTCGATTCGTCATAGTTAACCAGAATGGTAGGCCGGAACCACCGCACGTCATCGTGTAGGATGCCCGGCGCCCCGGGGTCAGGCTTGGCCCCCGCGTCACCGGTCGATCCGGTGCCTCGGAAATAGCCGGTGTAGACGGTCCAACCTGAACCCACAGACTCCGCGCTGGCCGCGATGTAGTGCTGTGAACCGATCTGGTCAAGGCCATGCACATTCACCCACGCATCGTCGGCGCCGTTGCGGCCGCTGACGCCAAGGTATGCCGTCCCAACGCCGGCCGTTTGACGGGTGCGCACGCGGATGCGGTACAACCACCCCGGATCGAATGGGAAGGAATCTTTGTAAATCAACCACGCTTGACCGTTGCTGACGCGCAGGAACTTGCCACCACTGACGCCACCGCTCTGGATGGAAAGCTCACCGCTACCGCTCTGGTTGACCCACCGTGTCGCGACGTCGTTGTCTGGATTTTGAAAGTAGTCATGGAACGTTTTGGCGCCCTTGACGCCTTCGACGCAATTGTCTAACTGGATATCGCCTTCGTGGTCGCCAGTTACGTCAGCACCGTCCTCGGGCTTGTGCCCGTCGTCATCGACGATAAGCGACCAAGACCCATCGACCGTTGCAATTTGTATCCAAGCAGCGCCACTATATCGCTTGAGCATATTGG